TTTCAACTAAGTCACCAATACGTATTGACATTGCATTATTAGATAAAGATTTTGCTAAATCTTTTATATCAATATTTAACTTTTTGTGTACTTCACTTACATGTATTCTATCATCAAATGGACTTAATCTTCCAGTAATCTTTGTTGCATCTTGCAACGCTTTACTCGTAATGTATCCTGCGTGATTATCTGAATCTTCACAAATACACATATCATCAAAAATTTTCACAGCTTTGATTGTAGCTTTATTAAGCGTTATATCACCCAACGATTCATTTGATTCTTCATCAACTATCGTTATGGGTTTGCTTAATACATTAAATGTAGTACCTTTTTCAATACCTTGCTTTTTACCAGCATTTACAATGACTTGATATTCATCTACTATACTAACTATCTTTAAACTCATTAACATTTACCTTCTTTCTGTTTGTTTCTGTAAGCAATTTCATCCATTTGGATATGATTAGCATCTTTATCGAATTTATTGTGTTCTTTTCATTTTCATCACGAGAATAGAATGATGCTTGCGTTAACTCAGTAATTATAGAATCTAATGAATCATCATACATGTTTAATGAAATGCGAGCTTCATTTGCTTGCTTCCGAATAGCAGTGATATCATCCTTTAAAATTTTGTTTTCCTTTATAAGATTATTGAATTTAGGGCCATATGTCCAATATATAACTTTCTTGGCTATATAAGCAGATAAACATATAACAGATATCAAAACTCCAGGAATGGATGAAATGAAAGGATTTGCATCAGGGAATAC